GAACAACACTAAGTCCTAATCGTGTGTTGGATATTGGTTGTGGACCCGGCACATACACAGAACAGTTGTTGGCCCTAAACATAGCCGCAACAGGACTGGATCCTGACCCACGCACTAGACACAGCAATTACAGTTTGTTAAATCCAGCCACGGACTCAGCAGATGTCATCATGTGTTTAGAAGTCATAGAACATATAGATCCTACCTACACAGAACTGGCACTGGAGAACCTAGCAGATCATGTCAAACCTTTTGGCACACTGATATTCACTGCGGCACAACCCGGACAAGGTGGCACAGGACATATCAACTGCCGTCAGCGTGACAAGTGGCGATTACTGTTGGAACAAGCAGGACTAACATACACAGCTGAACTAACTGACAATCTCAGAGACTACATGCGCCAAGGTCCACACATGGGTTGGTTCACCCGCAATGTTTTAGTGTTTAAAAAGTAATCAAAAAAAAGCCCGGGCTAATAGGGAACCCGGGCTGTAGTCTACCAAGCTATCGGATATGGAATAGAGGAAATGGCAATAACCTCTAAAACGCAGACTACCAAAATATTTACCCCTGAAACAGCAGTATTGTAAATATTGCTATGCCATATAAATGTCCACTAGGCCAACTGCCACAAAAGCGAAAATACAAGCCCTACAACGGAGATATCATCCCCGAAACAATACGCTTGCCCGATGGTCGCGAAATAGCAGTTCGAGATATCACTGACAAGATTACAAATCGTCGCCACTACAACAGACTGAAAATAGCCAAAACTGTCAACGGCATACTCAACAACTATAGAAAATACACACCCGAACAACGCTTGTGGCAAAGTCAACAAACAGTGGAATCGTTAAAACAGCAGTATGGACTAAATTCACCACAGGCCTATGCTATGATACGCCAAGCACAAGAAATCATAGAAAACCTCAAGCGTTTGGACAAATCAATTGTTGACAACTTACAAGCAAGACCGTAAAATAACATGATCAATAGTAAATGTTGATACATAGAAAAATCCTTTTTTTGTAACTTTAAATCCCCCTTAACTGGGGGATTCTTTTAACCCGATATGCCTAGATATCAAATACGCACAGTAAGAACACAAGAACAATGGGTAGAAGTTGACGCTGAAGATGCTGTCCAAGCACAACAACTGGCCCGACAAGCTGAATGGACCGATATACCTGCGACAGTCCAATGCTATGCAGTTAGGTTAACGACTGATTTGACCGATAAAGAAGAATAATATATAATATACATATAGTTAAACAAAAGGGAGAATACGACTATGATGGCATTACTAGCTGTATCGCTTGTTGTAGCATTTGTCAGCATTATTGCTGTGGCAGACAGTTTGGATAGACGAACACTGCTTAGACTACAAGCCAAAACCAATCCCACAGACAGGGATCTCAAGCGTATTGCGTTTTTACAAACACAAGTAGATATGACACCCGCCAAATCTGCCGAAGAATTCATGCAGAAGAAAACTCAACCACGCCGTTGTAGCAGACAAAGAAATAACATTAAAAAGTAAAGTTGACCAATAAAGACAATTAATATATAATACTAGTAACAGTTAAACAACAGGAGATCAACAATGTGGCAAATTCTAGCAATTTTTAGTTTGTATATGGCAGTAGTTGTAGCAATAGTTCTAGCAATAGTAAATACTCGACAAGTAATTTCCGCTGTCAAATACGCATACTGGTTTGTTTGGGGTATGTATCAACAAGCTAGATATGGTGGCTTGCCTAAACAACACTACAGATGGCATCAAGGCCAATGGCAAATAACATATAATAAGAGAATAGTTAAAAACTAGGTTTCTCCCAAGATTTCCCTAGTTTTCGGCCCTGCGATTGATCTCCCAGGGCTTTTTTTTGGCCAATGAAAACGGATGCGCCTCAGGTGTCAAACTTGAAAAAAGATCAAGTTTTCAACGGTATAAATAAATGTATGGAAAAGAAAAAGAATTCTAATGGACACGGCGGAGCACGCTCAGGTGCTGGAAGACCAAAAGGTTCAGGCAATAAGATACGCCTGGAAGATCTTCTTGGCGAAATTGAAACAGCAACCAGCATGACCTACGCTGAACGCCTAGCGTTGAACTATGCTGGAGCTATTGGTAGATCAGATTGGTCAAGAGTTGAGAACTATGACCGAGCATTTCTGAATAAGATTGTAGCAGACAAACAAGAAATAACAGAAGTTGAAGGTGAAGACGCTGTCAAGGCCAAAGCAGAAGCCTTTGCTGAAGCGTTAAAGACCTTGGCATCAGCCACAACAAAAGGATCAAAATGAGCAGTTTCCCAAAACCAGTAAGCAAAAAGTCAGTTAAAACTGTGGGCAAGGACAGCCGATACATGGTAACCACAGAACCCACAGGCCGTTTAAAGCCTCGGGCTAAGAAGGTTCAAGATGTTAAAACCTTGGACAATCAGCACAGTAGATTCTCTAGTGAACGCAGTGATGCTTATCATGCCAAAACTATTGGCCAGCCTAAACCGTTCAACAACAGTGGATTGCCAACTACCCGGAATACAGCTGATGAACACAACAACAGCCCTAAATTACCTCGAGACAAGAAGGCTGAAGCCAGAGTAAAAACTCGCAAGGCACAGGAAAAGATGACATCAACACGCCCTGGCAGAACAGCACAGCGTGGACTAGGCGGTTAACATGGCTGCTCCAATGTTTAGTTTGCCTTATGCTACTACTAATTACGGCACATATACACCCACACCAGGAACATATCAACCAGTAACTTATCAACCATTGGGTGATTGGAAAACACCAATGGGATTGACTCAGAATTGGGGGAAAGCTGGCACTCCTGTTCAGTCTTGGTTTGCTCAGCCGTCAAAGTATATACAGACAATAACAGCACCAGTGCCGACTACAGTTGCTCCATTGGCAATGCCAAAATTAGCTAACCCAGCAACGGCATTACCGGGGCAGAAATATGAATGGGGTTCAGCACCATATAATCCTACAGCTCCAACCACAGGCATTGGAGCATTGGCACAGTTAATTAATCCTGTAACAGCAATGGCGCCAAAAGTAACTACACCTGCTCCAAAAGTAACTACACCAGCTCCAAAAGTAACTGCTCCTGCAACAGCACCAAAAGTAACTACTCCAGCTAAGACTACACCAGTAACAGCAAAAGCTCCAGCAGTAACCCCGGTTACAGCTAAGACTAAATAAACAATACAACAGGATACAATATGCCATTGATTAAAGGTACCAGCAAAGAAACATTTGCTAAGAATGTTCGAAAAGAAATAGCCGCTGGTAAGGAACCTGATCAAGCTGTAGCTATTGCTTATAGTGTAAAGAAGGAAGCCAAGAAGGCAGCCCAGGGAACTGAAAGCCATAGCAGACACAGTGCAGATCGTTCAAAGCATTACCACGACAAAGTGGTAGGCGTATTTAAAGGTCCTACACAAATGACACAGGCTCGTAGTCAGACTTTTAGAGACGACGAGGACTATGAGGAATGAAGACAAGTAAGAATTCAATACCAGCTATGAAAGGTGTTTACAAGTTAAACCCAACAAAGATGGTTATGAAAGCAGGATCGGAACAGGCACGCCGAGCTGTTACACAAGATGTGCCAGGATTTAAAAAAATTAAGCCAGTAAAACAAACGGCTCTTAAAGGAAAAAGAAAATGAAAAACAAAGCATTAGACGCAAACTTAGACTTTGATGGAATGGCCGGTACTGGTGTTAATCGTGCTGGTAATCGCTTTGCTGGTAACCAATCTGGTTTAACAGCTAAGATGAACTACGGTAACAAGACATTCAAAGGCAACGCCAGTGACTCAGCCATGCAGGTTGGTCCAAGTGTAACTAAAGATCCACTAAAGAAAACAATCGCAACTGCCAGTCAAGGTGGTAAGATCAATGGTGGTGCCGACTGTGGTTGCTTCAGCAATCCAGATAAAATCTACATGAAGTAATCGGGGAATAACATGGCAGACATTATAACTCCGGTAGGAAAGACAGTAGCAATATCAGCTACTAGCACAGTAGCAGTGGCCAATGTGGCAGTGAACACTACAACATTCCATGTGGCTAATGCTAGTTCTAGTGTGTATGCTTATGTTGGCATATTCAAAACTTATGCTGAAGCGGCAGCTATGGATCACCCAAGCACAGGCACTGATGGCTTTGGTGTATTGATGACCCCAAATGAATCAATGAGCATTCAAGGTAACTTTGGTCTACCATCTACACAAACTATGGTTTATGTAGCGGCCATAACAGCAACAGGCACAACATCAGTGTTTGCTACACCCATAGCGGAATAAGGAAAACAAAATGAAATACAGTAGAGAAGTTAAGATCGAAAAGATCAAAGAAACAGCAGGCATTAGCTCAACTAAGAATCCACACAGTGTTAGCAATGTTAACCAAGCACAAGGTCCTCGCACAGGTAACCAGGGCTTGACATCGGCCAAGCGTAGTGAATTCAAATCAGCCAAAGCAGAACGCGAACCACTAGCGGCAACCATTATGTCAGCGTATGGTGCTCGTGCTCAGAAGGACTATGTTAATCCTGAACTAGAGCCAATTCGCAGTGATGTGAAGCCAAAGAAGTTTAGTAGATAAAAACCTAGACATAAGTATTAGTATATCTAATGCTTGTGTCAGAAGTTTAGATAACAGTTTGGGCAGTCTGTAAAACTGCCCATTATTCTTACTATTGAAAAGGAAATGAAATGACTAAGAAAAAAGAAACCTCACCTTGGGATACAGATGTTGACTCAATCGTGGACAGCAGTCTAGATGACGCAACAAGTCCTGTAGTTCCAGAAGTAAAAGACACCACCAAGCCACGCAAAGAAACTAAGAAGCCCATCGTAGAAGATGCTGGCTTTGACATGGAAGGCTTGATGACCGACTTCCCAACAGCACCAGAATTAGAACGCTTTGTATACGACCAAACCGGAATCGTTTTAAACCTAAAAGGTCGTAGCAACAAACTAAAGTATCAGGTTGCCTTAGATTGCTTGAATGGTATCGAAGTTGATCCACAATTCACAGGTCATGAAAACCCATATGTCAACAAGGCTGAACTAGTGCCAGTTGACAACATGAAACAAATCCCAGATCGTGATGCCAGTATTCTGTCAGCAGGTCCTGAGGTCAATGTGTTTGACACCAACCTATTTCCGCACCCTGATCCAGAATTAAAAGCACAAGGGCAGAACTGTCAAGTTCGTTTTGCCAAGTATGCTTCAGGCATGATCACATATGAAATCCTTGGTCCTATTACCAAGCGAGCAGTGGGTGAGCGTATCAACAAGTATGGTCAAACAGTTCCAGAAAAATACACATGGGTTGATCCACGCACAGGCGAGCAAGTTATTGTTCGTGGCGATGGTAGCCTAACACCATTGGGTAGCAAGATCCGTGCCTTTATGCGTCGTCAGCGTATGAACAAGAGCAACATGTGGGATGTCTGGGTCGATCGTGACTTTGTGGTGCGTGATGAATTTGTTACAGACAATCCATGGTCGGTCTAACATATGGATCGTCAGAAGTTAGCCGAAACACAGGTTCATGACACTAGGATCCTACAAAAGGTAAATGCTGCCAATCGTGTGGCATTTGCTGAAAAGTATCCAGGACAGATAGAACATTGTTTACGCTTGACCATGGAACGCTTACAAGCAGGCCTAGACAAGCGTGATGGGTGTGATGTCAGCAATCCAGAAACCTGGCGCATGAGCACACTAGAGATTCAGGAATTGGCACACACAGCTTATTTGCTGAATGAGATCCGAAAGGGTTTCTAATGCTTGACACCGGCTTATTAATGCGTCGGGCCCTGCGACAAGTCTGTGAACAGCACGGGCTTGATCCTCACAACCTGGCACACATTCCATTCGAAACCAAAGTAAAACTACAAGAGTTAACTATTGCTGTTGCTGATGACATGCGATACAATCAGTTAAAATACTTTAGACCATTCCCACATCAATTAAAGTTCTTTGCCACAGGTCAATACGAACGCCGTGGCATTCTTGCTGCCAACCGTATTGGTAAAACTGTGTCAACCTGCTTTGAAACTGCTTGTCATTTGACTGGTCGTTATCCAGCTTGGTGGCCAGAATCGGCCAAACGCTTTGACAAGCCTGTAACAGTCATGTGTGCTGGTGAAGGTTGGCAACAGGTTGCTATGGTTCTACAACAAGAACTATTAGGCACACAAGATATCAAAATACAAGAAAACATTGGTACTGGTATGATACCTAGAGATGCCATTAAGTTTGATACCATGCGTAATGATGGTGCCAACTGTATGGGTGTTGAAGTAAAGCATGTATCGGGCCAACACAGTTATCTAGTGTTTGCCAACTACACACAAGAAGTTCGACAAATGCAGGGTTTCAAATTGACCTTGGCAGTATTTGATGAACAACCACCCGATGATTTCTTCTCAGAAATTGTAACTAGAACTGCCACAACACAGGGTCAAGTCTTATGTTCGTTTACACCCCTAAAAGGCTTGAACGGATTAGTATCAAAGTTCTGGCATCGTGAAGATGGATATGAACACATTCGTGTAAGCTGGGATGACTGTCCTGAATATGATCCTTGGGGTGAACCATTCTTACTTAATGAAACGAGACAACAACTTGAAAGAGACTATCTTCCTCACGAGCGGGATGCTCGCCGTAATGGTGTTCCAGTTATGGGCAAAGGAGCAGTATTCCAGATTAGAAACTGGCCCACTTACAAGACTGGCGATTACGACTTTAGAAATATTAGTGGGTTTGAGCGTGTTATTGCTTTGGACCTTGGATTGGTCAATGACCGCACAGTTATATCGCTGATGTATTGGCACCCAGAAGAACAAGAAGCATGGCTACATACACAAATAGTAGTCAAAGGCACTGAAGAAGCCAACCCTATGAACTATATCAATCACTTGATGCGTCCTGAAGTATTTGGCACTCCTATTGTGCTGCCAGCAGATGCCAACACACAAGGCCGTTATACCATGAGCAGTCAAAGTATTCGTGAATTATTCGAACAGTATGGCCTAAATGTCCATCCAGATGCTATTACCAATCCCCCTGACGATCAGGGACGAAAAACCAACCACAAATCATTTGGTATCAACATCATGCGACAAATGTTGGAACTAGGCACGCTACATGTCAATGAGAACTGTGTGGAATTCTTGCGTGAAGCACAAAACTATTATGCTGATGAAAAGGGACGCTTCAGTGACCCAGACGACTGTATTGACTCAGCTCGCTATGCTTTGATTGCTTGCTTGCAGGGTATTAGTGCTAGATACGATGGCAGATCACCACAGGCCAAATTCAAAGCATATCGCAACATGTATAAAACACATGATGACAGTGAAAAACCTGAGTGGAAAAGGTCCTGGAGCCCTAGCGGTGGTTTAGTGTGACGCTAAATAATAAAATACACGATTGGGAATAAAACCTTATGTTAGACTTAAAAAATGTAGTTGTTAGCAACTTAAATGGCCTTACTGGCATGATGGCTCGCTTTGTAAAGATGAAATCATTGTTGGACGCCAAATGTGCTGCCAACTTACGCTTGTTAGCTACTAAAAACAACTTAAACCGTGCTAGTGATTATCACTATTTGGTATTACCTGTAGCACAATCCACAGACCCTGTAAACGGTCTAGACTATATTCACCCTGTGGTAAAACCTGTAGTTGACTATGCTACTGCTGTTATTACCAAAGGCCTAGCACAAAACGGCGAAATTAACTTTGAGTTTGTGGCTGACAATGAAGCAGATGAGCCAGCGGCTCGCCAAGCTACAGAAATGGTTCACAAGTTATTGAACCAAAACAATGATCCACACAGTATTCTACAACATTGGGTTATGGACTCATGCCTACACAAGAATGGCGAAATGATGGTAAGCCCAATGCGTGAATCATTTGTGCGTTATGTTACCACACAAGGCACAGCTGATCAATTGGCAGCATTTGAACAACAAGCCGCAGAGTCTGGCTTGACAGCACTACGCACCAAGCGTCGTAAAGTTCGTGTAGACATGGAACAAGTCATGAAGGAAACACAGGAATATGTTGCTGGTTTACCTGATGAACAACGCCAAAGCAACATAGACCATCGTCTAGCACAAGCTGAAGCTGGTATCGCTGGTGACTTTGACATGATGATGGACGAAGCGCCAAACTTAGAATTACAAGATGCTGAAGATGAAATTGCTGCCAGCATCTCACGCAACACAGTTTATGAAGCCAAATACAAACTAACTGGTTATAACATTAATGTCAAGTTCCGTCCTATCGCACAACACTATTGGATGTGTGATCCTACTGTGATCAGCATTGATGAACAACCATTCTGCGGCTACTACAAGCCAATGAGCATTCAAGAAGCCAGTGAATTGTATCCGGACATTGACCTAGAGGAATTTAAAATTTATGCAGAATACTCAAATGTGGGAGCATACCAAGCTGGGTCTTTGCTTAACAATTTGGCGTTACACGCTCGTGATAGCGTTCCTATCAACGGATTGCCAGCACAAGGATATGCCGCACAAGAGCCGGAAGCAAGGCAAGTTACTGTCCTAACAGTTTGGAACCGTTACGACATCGATGGTGATGGTGAACTAGAACTAGTAGAATTAATCTATTCAGGACAGTATGTTATCTCAGCTCGTGAAGTAGAGTTTATTCCTGTGGCCAACATGGTTCCAAAACCATTAGCACAAAACTTCTACGGTATGAGTATTGCTGAATCAGTTATTCCAATGCAGGAATATGCTACATCAGGACACCGTGCTGAAATACAGTTGGGCTTGTTAACTGCTACACCTCGTATTGGTGTTAAGCCAGACAAGTTAGACTTTGAAATGATTCAAGACGGTGAAGCCGCTATCTTTATTTTGGACAGCAAGTTTGATCCAGCAAAGGATATCTATCCAATGCCAGCTCCATCAGGTAACCTACAGTTTATTGATGTAGCATTGAATCGTTTACAGAATGATGTTATGAGCATGGTTGGTATGACCACACCTGCTGATGTATTCAACCCTGAAGTAATGGCACCAGGTAACTCGGGTGCTAAATTAAGTATCGCTCTAAGTCCTAACCAGATTATTCAAGACAACACAATTAAGAACTGTGCTGAAGGCTTGAAAGATGCTATTTGGTTGATTTGGAGAACACTAGTTCAGTATGGTGATGACTATGGTGTGCGTAAATTGGCCGCTGAGTTCCACCCAGAAGGCAAAGCAGAGTTCATGGATTATGAACGCTTTGACGACATGAACTTTAATGAGCGTAAAACAATTCACATTGATTTGGCCCTAGGCATGCGTAGCGAAGAAAATGCTATTCAGCGTAACCAAATTATCAAACAAGCACAACAAGGTCTATACCAAGAAGTTCAAGGCCTGGTTGCCACTGGATCATTAACTCCTGGCATCTTTAAGAAGATCAAAAAGCCATATGCTGATACACTTTATACACTAGGTGTCAAAGACTGTGACAGCTATTTGCCTAGCGATGAAGAAGTTATGGAAATGATTCAACAAGCTGAAGCAGCCGCAAAAGGTCGTGAGCCAAGTCCAGATGACAAAGCTAAACTTGCTCGTGCTAACCTAGACACAGTTAAGGCACAAGAAATTGAAGCTGAGATTGCTGGTAACACAGCTGACAAACAGCTTGAAGCCTATAGCTTGGTAGCAGAAGGAAAAGCCAGAGCTTACGGACCATAAATAAACATAACATAAATTGGAACTGAAATGATTGATGATAGTAATATTTTTGAAGCCTTTAACAACAGGCTGGCTAGCATAACTGACCTAAAGTCAATGACACCTAGTCAGCTGGATCGTGTTAAAGCACTTGGAACTGCCGCAGAGAATTTATTAAAGAATAGAGACTTTGTGTTGTTTGTTAGACAGTTTCAGTTAGAAGCCATTGATAGCCTAACTGATATTAAAACACACAGCACAGACAACAATGCCGAAAGAGTTGCTGTAAGTAATCAACTCAGTGGCATTGACAATTTCATAGCCTTGTTAAAACGACAAGTCTTTTTGAAGAACCGCGTGGTAACTCAGCAGACACAACCTGCTGAACCCAACGCATAACAATAGGAGAAACCATGGATAACATTATCCAGGACAAACCTAATCTCCAAGCGGAGACGGTCCCTGTCCAAGAAGCCAGCACTGGGTTGGATGCTATAGCTAGCAAGATGGCCGCAATGAAACAAGACACATTGCGTAACCAGTTGAGAGCTACCGAACAAGCTGGAACGGGTGTAGAAGCAACGGCAGAAGCAGAAGCCCCCGTGGCCCCAGAGGGAGTTGTCGATAGCGACAGCGATACCGAATTGAATGAGCCAGAAGTTGTAGTGCCAGAAGCAGAAGATGTTGAAAGCATCGAAGACTCTGAAGCCCAGGACGAAGATCCTGTAAGCCAAGATGATTCGACTAGTGCAGAACTAATTGATTTTATTGAGTTTGCTGAACAAAACCCTAACGCTAAGTTTAAGTTTGTTCGCAATGGTAAAGAAATCGTTATTGATGCCAAAAAAGCAGCCAGCATACTAGGCCAAGGTGCCGCAATCAGTGAAGATGCCCGTCAGTTAAAGATTGAAAAAGCCGAGTTTGACGAATACTTAGGTCAAAAGCGAGCTGAAACAGAAGGTCTTTTATTGGCAATGGAATTTACGGTCCGTCCACAGCTACAAAAAGCCTACGATGAGATCATTAAGACACAAGGTTATCAAGCTACCTTCCAACAACAGCTTGCGGCTACACAGGATCCGGCAATGATTGCCAAGATTCAAGCCAATATGACACAGAACGAACGCTACATGCAACAGCAGGCAGCAACTATTAATCAGTTAAAGCCAAATGTAGAACAGTTTTATCATATTCGTAGCCAGCAAGTGCAGGAAATACTTGATACAAACCGCAAGAACTTTAAAGATAAAGAATTGCGTAACCAATATGTCTACAATGAGATCCGCGATAAGGTCAGCAAGGATTGGGCAGGAGCCAACAGTCAGTTAGTGCCAGGTGTTAACAACATCGACTTGATTAGTAGTGATGAACACATCCTAAGTCTAATCAGAGACGGTTTAAAATACCGCGATAGACCCAAAGCCAAAAGCTCAGGTTCTAGCATAGCCGCATTAACTAATCGTAAAGGTTCTACTTCCATTAGTCCAGGCAAAGATCAATTGACTAGTCTTCAAGAAAAAGCCAGAGCGGGCGATAAAAAAGCCCAAGATAATTTGTTAGTAGCAAAGATGAATGCTTTGCGAGGACGAAGATAAGCCAATTAATAATTAAAGGAGATTTAAGATGGCATATAATTCAACAACCACTCTAGGCAACGGAACAGGTGCTTATCAAACCGATATCGTTGTTAAAGATTTAGACCTTGATGTGTCTAACCGTGTAAAAGATGATACACCTGTATTGAACATGTGTATGGCTAAAAAGCGTAAAGTAGTTAGCACTTTACCACTATGGACAAACGATGTGTATCGTGCTCCAGCCGCTCAAGCTAACCAAGAAGGTGCCGCTGTAAGTTCTGCTACTGTAGAAGCCAACAGCCGTGCTAACTTAGGTAACTACACACAGATTTTCAGCACAGTAGTTGGTGCTACTGGCACAGCTCGTGCAGTTGAACAGTCTGGTGGAGATCCACAAGCATACCAAGAAGTTAAGCAACTTATCGAATTGATGTTCGATGTGGAAGCTCAATTGGTTCGTAACGACCAAATTGGTACAAAGTATAGCGGTCAAGCTGGAACAGCTATCCCTGGTTCAAGCGGCACTAGTGCTACTGAATCTGGTCGTCGTATGGGTTCTTTGAACTCTTTCGCGGCAACACACAGCTTCTCAGTTGGTGACGGCACAGGTAACTTGGCAGTTTCAGGTAACCAAATCCGCACAAACTTCAACTTGGAAGGTTCTGACACAGTTGGTTACCAACAGTTGTCAAGCGGCTCATCTGCTTTCATTATCGGCGGAACAGCAAGTGCATCTGGTTCTACAACAGTTACCAACAACGGTGAAGGTTTAGGTTCTAGCTACTACACTTACACAGCCGCACTACAGCAATTTGCTCCAAGCACATACAAGCAATTGGTTACTACAGCTGAACAACGCTTCAATGCTAAGATCCGCACAGTAGTTTGCCCAACTAGCTTGAGAACTCACCTATCAGACACTATGCCTACAAGTCGTAGTATCAACCGTGTAAACAGTGAGCGTGGTGACACAATCGCTACTTACGAAGGTGACTTCAACTACACTTACGAGATTTTTGATTCTTGGATCATGGATCAAGTTGGTGCTAGCAACCAGATCTACTTCTTGAACGAAGAAGTTCTACAGTGGGGTTCATTGCGTGACCTAGGTCCTAACAACGAAGTATTCTCAAATGCTGACGCTAGTTTAGACCAGTTCATCATGGAAGGAACTCTAATCGTTCGTAACCCAGCCGGTGTTGGTGTATTACACGACATCTCTGCAAGCGGTTCTGCTGTATCTGTTGGCGCACTACGCCCATCAGTATATGTCCAACGCTTGAATGCATGGGACGCACAATCATTCTAATCTAAACAATTAGTTGATTAAACGGGAAAGGGCTTTTAAGCCCTTTTCTCTTGACGCTAAATAGTTATATGACTACACCTAACGAATTTGACCATTATAATGATAAAAGTTATCTAAGTGACGAAGATCCGGAATTTAATCCGGATGCTTACCGCCAAGATGTAGGTGGTTTAGTTACTACAGATAACGGTATTGCTGATAGACTGTTAAAAAACAATGATCTTTACAACGCTATGAAAGGCGATTGGAAAAGAGAAGGTTGGAACAAGAGCAAAAACATCAAAGTTACCACTGGCCGCCAGGATGGTAAGATGTATATTACTCGCGAACAGATGAATGTGGAGCATATTATTAATGTATGCCAGGAATATCGCAAGCGAGCAGAAGCAGGTTACATGGATCCATTAGCACCTTTAATGCCTGATGGCAAGATTGGTTACAAATGGATGGAACTACCAGAAGTAGTTGCTATTGATATTGGCAACAAATACTTTGGTGGTATGCCGTGGGCAGTTATCAAGCGTGATAAAACACTCAAGGCACAGTTCTACCGAGTAGTAGAAAAAGAATACAACGCATTTGTATGCTATCCGGGTGGCAAGTTGCCAATCCCTATTGATGTTCCATACCCGACTGAGGTAGGTTCTACAGCATTCTTTGCCGGGGCAAACTTTGCCGCACCAAAACAATAAGGACCGACAACAATGTCAACAATGATTCCCAACGCAGATGGACTAGTAAACTATATCAAAGACTTTACTGGTTCAACCAACGACGAAGAAATTAAACAATGTATCTTTTTAGCAGAGATGATGATGCGTAACCTTGAGTTACCAGCTCTGCGAACAGACCCATACACAA